AGGCTACCGGCTACCTGCATTACAACGCGATCCGATACACGCTATGCGAAACGCTAGGCATGGATGAGGTTGTTTACATTGACCCGGACGTGGATATAGTTGCCGATATAAGCCACATCCTTGAGGATTGTGAGGACGATATAGGCTGGTGCCGTTCACCTGTTGAGCCTGCGGGTTTTGGTGACGCAATGCTATCGCTTGGCCTTGGCAATTACCCGCCGTGGGCAAACAGCGGCACGCTGGTGATTCGCGGCAACTTTTCCGATGAATACCTAGCAGCAGCGGAAAAGCTCGTCAGCATCAAGTTCACGCCGCGCATGATTGGCAACGCTGCCTTTAGCGTTATGCTGCGACAGGGCGGCATCAGCCATTCCGAGATTCCCTACAAATACGGCACGATCTGGTGGGACAATGAACACCTGCCAATGGCTCAATGTGTGCATTACTGCAACGATCACGGCAAGGCGCGGCGCATGGCGCTTGATGCCGTATGGGTGGATAAATAACAGGAGGTGAGTGATGGGTTTAGCGATTGTGATTGCGCTTGTTGGCATCAACATAACGCTTACGGGCATTATGTTTCAACTTATGCGAATTGCGGAGGCGATAGAAAAAGGAGGCAACTAATGGGATTACTACTAATACTGGCGGTGCTGGCGGTGTGGCACGGGTTGGCTAGGGTGTTTAACAGTATGATTGAAGGGAGTTGGCTATTCTATGATGTTTCTTCCAGAGTTATATGTCACTTAATAGTATTTTATATCGCTTTAATCATTTGGATGTTTGGTGTTGTTTTGTGGGTTTGCGGCATACACTGGCCATCCATCTGGCATTGGCTCGTTTATATGCGTTAGGTAATAACAGGAGGCGAAGAGATGAACATACAATCAATAATTAAAAACGATGCGTTAATGCTGTCTTATTGTTTTGTTAATTTTTTGGTTGGGTGCATGGTGGCGGCATCAATAGGCTCTGGCGTTGGTATTGTGCTAGCCATATGCTCTGCAATTATGATCGTTGAGTGTGTTGTTGAGAGTTTAATCAAACACAGAAAAACCAAAGGCAAGCAATGAACCTTCAAGTAATCGTATCGGGCGACGGCTGGGTTCTTGACAGGCACGGCAAGATTCTGGCAGACGCTTTCGGCGGGGAGCTACGGACGCAACCGGAGGCCATGCCGCCTGATGGCATAACCTACCTGATGAACTACGCACAGTGCGCAAAGCTGGACAATGGCCATCTTGACGGCAAGGTTGTCTCAATGTTGACGCATTACGAGCCTTCGCTTCTGCTTTTGTGGAGTGATGCTGTTATGTACTCACACGCACTTGTGCCTATGAGTGAATCAACCCTTGCGGAGATAGACGGCTATCGCCACAAGGCAACCGTAATCCCGCTGCCGGTGCCGGACTACATCACCAAGCGCAGGCCGATTATAGGGATAGCCGCATGCCGCAACAAAGCAAACGAATACCGCAAAGGCTGGGACTTAGTGGACAAGCTGCGGGCGATGCACCCCGAATGGGACATTGATGCAACCGGCGGCACGATGGCAGAGCGCAATATGCTCGACTGGTACAAGCACATTGATCTGTACCTATGCCCCAGCCGATACGAGGGCGGGCCGATGGGAGTGCTTGAGGCAAACGCGCTCAGTGTGCATTGTGTTGTCCCGAATGGCGTGGGCTGGTGCGACTCCGTGAACAACGCAACGCGCTTCACGCCTAACGACTACCGATCAATGGAGGCGGCTATCACAAAGGCGGTCAACCGCAACCAGGCTTTCGCAGTTGAGGATTACATTGATGCCCACAGAAAGCTTTTTGAATCGTTAAAATAATATTGCACGGCGGCGCGCAAAAAAGATAACCTATTGCTATGAATATTACAAAACCGCTCTCTGCAATGAAACAGGCCAGCCGCAACCTGTTTGATGTGTTATCAGCGCCTTACGGCTCTTTTGCGGCGTTTAGTATGATGCAAGGCAAGCGCAAGGGCATGCCGAAAACAGATCCGGCCAGCAATGTTGATCGCTATGTCGGATGGGTTTATGACGCCATCACAAAGAACAGCGCAGAACGTGCAGCGCAGCCGTTACGCCTTTACGCGACAAGGGCAACAGGCCAGAGCAAGGCGGGCACGCGCAGCGGCATAGGCAAGCGCATAGGCCGCACCATCACCAAGCAGGAGCGCATGCAGCTTGCCAAGTCCACGGTAGGTCAAAGCGCACGATTCAGAAGCGCGGCCGAGATTGAGGAAATTGAAGCGCACCCGTTTCTTGACCTGTGGACGGATGGCTTTTTTGACTGCATGATGCTGGCTATTTTCGAGGAGCTTACTGGCAACAGCTATACCGCATTTGAGCTTGATGCGCTCGGAAGGCCATCAAACTTGACCGTTTTTCCATCGCAATATGTGAAGCCTATACTCACCAAAGGCGACGGCATCACCGCCTATAAGCTTGGGCGCGGGTCAAGCACGATTACCATACCGGCTGAGTTGATGGTGCATAACAAGTTCCCGAACCCTAAAAACCCATACATCGGCATGGCACCGCTAACAGCCGCAGCGCTTGCCGCTGACCGCGACATGGATATGGACATATACGAGGGTAGCCTTAACGCTAACATGGGGCGGCCTGATTTTGCCGTAGTGATGAAGGGCGAAGGGGTGCAGCGTAAAGACGTTGAGGCATACAAGAAGCAGTGGATGAGCGAGTGGGGCGGAGTGTCGCGTGCTGGCCGTCCGTTCTTTGCCGGTGGCGATATTGACATTAAAAACTTTGGATTCAGCCCGCGTGAGATGGCATTCCTGCAAGGCCGCAAGGTTACGATGGAGCAAATATTCGGGGCGTTTGGCGTGCCGGTTGCGCTTGGCAAGACAGAGGGCGTACCCCGCGCCAACCTTGATGCCGCCATATTGCAATGGACGCGATTCACTATTCTGCCACGCCTCCGCATGTTTGAGGCTGCGCTCAACCGCCAACTGATACCGCTTTATGATGAGCCGCGCCTGTTTGTGGCATACGATAACCCTGTGCCGGAAGATCGCGAGTATATGCTCAAAGAGCGTGAAACCAATCTGAAAAACTTTGTGACGACAGTAAACGAGGAACGCGCCAAGGACGGTTTGCCGTCTGTAGAGTGGGGCGATGTTCCCGTAGTGCCGTCAACAGGATTGCCGCTGGGGAGTACGATAACCACATCCGCCTATCAAAATACTATCGAACCGCGAAGCGTGACCGGCTCCTACGGCGGCATTAAATCACGCACCAAGGCACCAACCCGCGAACCAGACGATGCCCCGGACATTAGCGGCGGCGCAAACCCGCAGCCTAACAGCGCCGAAAAAGAGATCATGGCAGTCACCGACAGGATGCAGCAAGATCAGGGGCGCGACCTGACAGGGGAATTTGACCGCGTTGCACCTAGCGGCCAGTATGACGCGGTTAAGTTTGACTCAACCGCATACGCACAAACCTACCTTGATGACGCCATGCGCGCCATGACGCCGATATGGGAGCGCGGCCTTATAGTTGGCAATATCGCGTTGCCGGACGGGGCACAGATTGACGTGGGGGCATTTATCGGGCGCGAGGAAACGGCAAAGGCAATCGAAAAACAAACGCTTAAGTTCCTTGAAAGCGAGGGCGACAGCGTTAAGCGTGAGTTCATCCGCAAACTACAGGCTGGCATCAAGAATGGCGAAAGCGTGCCGGAGTTGCGTAAGCGCATTGTTGGCATGTTTAGCGATGAGCGGCGCAATGCACGATCATTGATGATTGCACGCACCGAGAGCGCAAGGGCAATCGAATTGGGCCGTGAGGCAAGTTGGCAGGAAAGCGGCGTAGTGTCGGCTAAGGTGTGGGATGCGAACGGCGACAGTTGCCCTTTCTGCCAAGCCATGCACGGGCGCGTGGTTGAGCTTGGGCAAAGCTTCTGGAACCAGGGCGACGTGATGGAGGTTGAGTTTGAAGGCAAGCCGGTAACGCTCGATCTGTCGTACAGCGACACGCCAGCGCCGCCGCTGCACGTAAATTGCTTAGTGGGTGAAACGACCGTCTTTGCCCCTGATCAGAGGGCCGCACTTGTCGCCCCCTACAATGGCCTTGTAGTCAATCTTACTCTCGCCAATGGCACACGGCTGACCGTCACCCCGAATCACATGCTCGCTACGCCCAACGGGTTCATTCCTGCTCAGTTTCTCGCAAAGGGTGACCACGTACTGTATAGCACCGACTTCGAGAGGATAGTCACGGGAACACCAAATGATAACAGGAATCCAGCCCGCATTGATAATCGCATCAAAGCGGCGGCGAAAGCGTTTGGCATGCCCGCCGCTAGTATGCCAGTGACCGCCGAAAATCTCCACGGCGACGCGGTTGGTGTCAATGGCAAGGTCGACGTTATACCTGTCGATAGCACGTTGCGGTGTGACATCAAAACCGCGAGCAATGAACATCTCTCGCGCTATATTCTCGATGCGACTGGCGTTTCCATAAGTGATAGCATTCTGTTCGATCGTTTGCGCGATCTTTATTCTGTGCTCGTCGGTATGGCTAGCACCTCTGACAGCATCATGAGCGGCGGCAGAGAGTCGCTTGCGCTCGCTTGCGCTCGTTTGGCTCATCCTGAGAAACATGCCTTCGCTCCTGTTCCGTGGCTTGATGCCAGCTTTACGGAGTCTGTTGCATATAACGCCGCGGCTGCACCCATAATGGTGCGCGAGGTTATTAACGCTTCTCCCGGAGTGGTAGAGCTTCAGCATATCGTCGACATCAATCTTGAATCTGTTAGTACCCATGTGTATGACCTCCATTGTTTTAGTTCAATGTACATTGCCAATGGGGTGTTGTCAAGCAATTGCAGATGCAATCTTGAGCCGCAATTCATAGAGGCATAAAAAAGGAGTTAATAATGCCTAAACAACAGGAATCAAGGCCGCTTGTCATACTTGGCGCTGGCCCGACCATGCAGCAGGGGTTAGCAATCGCTCGCGCAAAGAAGTGCGAGGCGTGGGGATGCAACTACATGACCAATCCAGAGATTACGATGCTCTTTCAGGTGCATGGGGATAGCTTCGTCAAGGCGCGTTTTCTGCCGTTTTACCTTGAGAACCCGCCCAAGGTGCCGCTTGTCATGCAGCATGAATGGCGCGAGCTTCCAACAAGCGTTGCATTTCCTATGCGTGAGCATATTGAATTTATCGGGTTTGATCACATATTGAGGGAGGGGCAGAGATCAGGCAGGCCGTATCACGCTTGCACCATGAGTTATATGCTTGCCCTTGCAATTCAGATGCAGTGCTACAACCCGATCCACATTTATGGCGTGGACTTCTATAGTGAGCTACGGCATGAAAGCACCTACGAGCGGCCAAGCGTTGAGTTCTACATGGGCTTTGCGCGAGGGCGCGGGTTGACGCTTGACCTGCCGGAGAACAGCCGATTGATGACCACGAGTGACAACCATAGGCAGGTTTATGGCTTGGAATGGAACCCCGAACTGACAAAGAAAGAAACAGAGGCATTGAGTCACATTGCGGTGTGACTCGCAACACAAAGGCGAAACCATGAGCATGAGAAAGTTCAAGCTTGGAAAATTGTTGGAGAAAGTCAAAGAAGAACAGCGCAGCGAGATTGTGGCAATTGTTGGCGGAATGGCGCAGGAGAAAGGTGTTGACGTGGTAGACCTTGATGCCGTCCGGCGCGACACGACAGAGACGGTTGATATAATCAAGGCCGCGCCAAAGTTTGAAGGCGAGCCGAAAATTGAGAGCGGTAGTCGCGTGTTCCCAATCATCGTAAGCACGCGCCAGATTGACCGCGACAATGAGATTGTCATGCCGCGTGGGTTGGATATGAGCGAATGGAAGAAAACCGGCGTCATTATTCCAGGCCACGATTACAGCCAGATGCCGATTGGTAAGGCTGTTTGGGTTGGCGTGAATGATTACGGAGTCAAGATGCACATCGAGGCGGCACCGACAGAGGAGGGCGAAAAGCTCCTTGCGCTTGCAAAGTTCATGCCGCTAACCGCAAGCATCGGCATGGGGCCGGGGGAATTTCTGCGCGCCGGGACGCCAGAGTTTAACAAGGCAACGCGCAAGATGCTCAATGAATGGCCTGAGTTCAACGAGAAGATCCTCGACCAGTTAACCGGCATCATATCCAAGGCCGTTCTTTGGGAAGTGTCGATTGTCAGCGTGCCAGCCAATA